TGGTAATTCATATTATCAAGAACATATGGGAACAGCCGAACTAGTAGATAATGAAGGTAATCAAATTAAAGATCCTTCAAAATGGTGTTCAAATTGGTTTCTACCTAAAGGAGAATGACCCCATACACAGACATAGAAGTTACAGACAAATATATTATTCGTGAATTTAACGAAAATATAGACCCAATTGAACTTTTATGGCATCGTGATAACGAAGATAGAACAATTGAAATTATAGAAGACACAGATTGGCAACTTCAATTAGATAATTGCTTGCCTACCTCACTAAAAGAACGTATATTTATCCCAAGACATGAGTGGCATCGTGTAATAAAAGGAACAGGAACATTAAAGTTAAAAATACATAAATCGTGAAAAATCAAAATTTATCTGAAGAATTTCTTCGCATGCAAAAATTAGCAGGAATTAACCAATTAAATGAAAATGTAAATCTACTTCAATTACTCCAAAACTATATTAGTGCAGAATATGACGCAAATGAGGGATTTGACATAGAAAACTCACAAAATATTATGAAACAGATAGCATTTGAAGTTACTAAATTAAAAGGTGCACAATATTTTAATTATTTAAAAGAATTTTCAAATTTAAATATGGATATTGAAAATTCAACAAGTGATAGTGAAACATCTGATATTAAATCCAAACTGGAATCAATTTCCCAAAAATTAGGATTTACAGTTAACCAATTAATAGGAGTTTAAAATTAAAAATACATAAATCGTGAAAACATCTCAACTTAAACAACTTATTAAAGAGGAAATCAAAAAAATCTTAAGCGAAAATTTACAAGATGTATCTCTAGATTCAATAGAGCCAGGTCATTATTTAGTTAAATTTACTACAGATGATAGAAGTGGTATGGATGAACTTGAATATACATTTACTAAACAAGACAAACTTTCAGATGTTAATGCCTATAACTTTTGGAGAGGTGTAGCAAAAGAACACCCTCTTTTTGGAAAAGAAGATAGCGTTAAATCAGTAGAAAAAATATAACATACAGACAGATTCATAGCCTGTCGACTTAAAAAAAATTAGTAGAGCTGTGGCCTAATCTTTGGATTAGGTCATCTTTTTTTGTATATTAAACTTAAATAAGAGTTATGAATATATTTTACATTAATGAAGATCCTATTATAGCTGCACGTGAACTGGCTGATGATCATATTAGAAAAATGCAAATTGAATGTGCACAAATGTGTTGTGTTGCTCATTGGATTAATGGTTCACCTGCACCATATAAACAATCACATACAAATCATCCATCAACAAAATGGACAAGAGAATCTATACAACATTATAGATGGTTAGTTAGTCATGGTTTAGAAATATGTAATGAATTTGAAAAACGATATGGTAAAAAACATAAAACTCAAGATGTACTCGAATGGCTTCGAGATAACGAACCTAATTTACCTAACAATGGATTCATGGATCCCCCTCAGTGTATGCCTGACGAATTTAAATTAGAAAATACTATAGAAGCATATAAAAATTTTTATATTAACGATAAAGTAAAAGTTAAACAATTAGATTGGAAAAAATTAAACAATAAACCAAGATGGATAAACGAGTAGTTAAATAGGGGGTTGGTCTGATGGAACTTTACAATATGTATAATAAAACGATATGGTTAAAATTTACGTATTAGAGAAAAATGGCATTCCATTTTATGTTGGAAAGGCAAAAGATTCAACTAGAAGAAAACATGCTCATAGAAGAACATTCGGTTTAGATATTCAATCTTATATCATAGATGAAGTAGAAGATTGGAAATTTTGGGAAAGCTATTGGATAGAACAATTTAAATGTTGGGGTTTCAAATTGGAAAATAAAAATAATGGTGGTGGAGGTCCTTCAAGTTATACTGAAGAACAAAAACAAAAAATGAGAAAACCTCGTATAGAAGGAACTGGAAACAAAATAAGTAAAACATTAAAAGAAAGAAACCATTCACAATACTACACAGAAGAAGTTAGACAAAAAATGGCAGCACCTCAAAAAGGCAGACCTAAACCATTTACAGAAGAACATATAAAAAATGTGTCGAAAGCCAATTTAGAATCTAAAGGAAAAACAGTAGAATGTTATACATTAAATGAGGATTTTATTAGAGATTTTCCATGTTTAAGAGAAGCAAAAATTTGGCTTTTAAAAGAAAAATTTATATCTTCACCCAATGTAGATAAACAAATAAAAGATTGCTGTAATGGTAGACAAAAAACATGTCATGGATTTAAATTTAAATATAAATAATAAAATGGAAAAAAAGAAAATTGTAATTGTTGGTGGTGGAGTTGCTGGTATATGTGCTGCTACTAAACTTGTAGATAATGGTTACCCTGGAGAACTTATTACAGTAATTGATATGGGTAAAGACCCTTACAAACGCCAACCAGATGAAGTCATGTCCGGTTTCATGGGGTGTGGACTCTGGAGTGACGGCAAATTGACATACCATACTTCTATTGGGGGACAATTATCTAAATATTGTGGAGAAGACAAAGCATACGACTTAATGGATCAGGTTATAGAAATGGTAAAACGTTTCCACCCAAAACCAGAAGCTATCATGTACTCTAACCCAACAGAAGAACCAGACTTTATCAAACCATACTTCGGTCTACGTTTATTTGGGGTTTATCATATTGGCACTGACTACTTACACGAAATAGGAAAAAATTGGTACGATTATTTAGTTGAAAAAGGTGTACAATTTATTTGGGAAACTAAAGTAACTAGTATTGATTTTGAAACTAATACATTAACATATACTTATAAAGAAGATCAAAAAGAATGGTATAATACTACTTATGGAGATAAAATTATATTTGCTGTAGGTAAATCAGGTATTGATTTTGCTCAACAACTAGCCAACCAATATGAACTCCCAGATGAACCTAAATCAGTGCAAATTGGAGTTCGATTTGAAGCACCACAAGAACACTTCCAAAAATTAATTGATGTTTCATATGACTTTAAGTTATATAGAAAATTTGATGATAAAGGTGTTTCATTACGTTCATTCTGTACAAACAATAATGCTGCTTATGTTGCTGTAGAGGAAACATATGGTGACTATTCATATAATGGACACGCTAAAAAAGACGAGCGTTATAGAAATGATATGACAAACTTTGGTATCTTGATGGAAATTAATGGTATTGAAGATCCATTTACTTGGTCACGTAATATAGTAAACAAATTACAATATACTTACAAACCCCATAATCCATTAGGTAATGATAGGACTGGTTTATATTATTCACCTTCAAGAAGACCTTCAATAACTTCTGAAGGAACTGAAGTATCTAGTACTCAAATTAGTTTAGATACTCTAACTCATGTTGTAGAGCCTGCAATGGAAGGTTATTTTAAATATGTTATGGATTTTATTCAAGACATGAAAAAAGTATTCCCAACATTAGGAGATGATTGGGGTATTTATATTCCTGAAGTAAAATATCTATCACCTGAGGTTAAAGTAGATTATAAAAACCTTAGTTTGATTGATTATCCTAACGTACATTTCGTAGGAGATGCTTTAAGTGCTCGTGGAATTACAGTGTCAGGTGCTCAAGCAATTTATGTAGCAGAAAATTTAATTAAGTAATATGAAAATAGGATTTTGTGGAACAATGTCTGTAGGTAAAACTACAATAGTTAATGCATTAAAAGAATTACCTGAATTTAAAGAATATGAATTTAGAACAGAACGTTCAAAATATTTACGTGATTTAGGTATCCCATTAAATACAGATTCAACAGTAAAAGGTCAATTTGTATTTTTAGCTGAACGTGCTTCTGAATTATTTCACGATAATATAATTACTGATAGAACTGTAATTGATGTTATGGCATTTACACGTTTAGCTAAATCTATACCGTATTATATGGCAGATGATGTGTGTCAAGCCGCTTCTTATTTAATAAAAGAATATGATTACATATTTTATATTTCACCTAAAGGAGTTGAAATTGAAGATAATGGTGTTAGAACCATAGACCCAGAATATAGAAAAGAAGTTGATTTAGAGATTAAAGGTTTATTAAATAAATATGCTTCTACAAGTCAAAGAATAATAAAATTAAAAGGTAGTACCGAGGAGAGAATACAAAAAATTAAACAGACGTTATTTCCATAATATTTATAAATAAAAATATACTAAAATGAAAAAAACTCGTTTACTCGAAATAGTACGTGAAGAAATTGCTTTTGCGTTAAATGAAGCTGGTTTAGGAGATCAAATAACAGCTTTAGATAAACAAATTGAAGCTGGAACTAAGCAAATAACTCCTATTCAAAAGAAAGTTGCTGATTTACAAAAGAAAAAAGCAGATCTACAGAAAAAAGAAGCTGACTTATCTGCAAAATCTCAAACACAACTTGAAGAAAAACAATCATCTAAATATAAACAACTAGCTGAAAAATATCAACTTGATGAAGATACTATTAATGAAATGGCTAGTATTGTTCAAACTAAAAAAGTTTTAACTAAATTAGGTGATGAAAAACGTTTAGAATTAGTTAAGGATATTGAGAAAGAAACCCTAGACCAATTTAAAAAAGACCCTATAATGTCTTCTGATGGCCGCCTAGCTAGAAAATTAGACCCAGAAGAACAAACAGGTAAAAAAGATACTCGAGGGTTTGGTGCAGATTTTGAAAGAAACTTTAAGAAAAAAGCAGGAATGGATTTTCTTGATTTTACTACCCAAATAGACATTGAACTTAAGAAAAAATTCCCAGAAGAAAAATTTACCCCAGGACTTGCTACAAATACTACTGAAAAAGAAGCTGCAGCTCAAATTTTTGGGCTTGAAAAAGGTCAACGTGGTAGAAAAGCAGACCCAAACAAACCTGAAAAAGCACCTTCAACAGGACAAAGAGGAAGACCAGCAGGTACAGCTAAAGAAAAAGTAGCTACTCGTACACCTGGAGATGACGGATTTGATACAGTAACATATTCTGATAAAGAAGATGAAGAAGGACCATCAGCTCAAGATATATCAGGTGATGAAACAGCAAAAGAATTATCAAATATCCCAGCAGATAAAAAAGATAAATTCAATTTAGGTTTAAAATTCATCAACAAATACAAAGATGATAAAGCTAAAGTTGATGCTTATTTAAAGAAAGCTAAAGACGAATATAAGCTTCCAAAAACAATGATGGATGACTTAAAAAGAGCAGCTGGTAGAGGAGTTGAATAATGGTTAAAGACAAAATATTAAATATTAGAATATCGCACCTTATAATGGGTGCGATTATTTTACTCCTGTTATGGTTTGTATTTTTAAAACCAACAAAAGATGATTCATCAAAATATCTTAAACAAAAACAAGAAATTGATAGTTTAAGTAATGTTATAAAAGATTTACAA